TTTCGTAAGCCTCGCATTCGTCCTCGAAAAAGCGTGTCCAATTAAAGCCCATTACGGCTGCGATTTTTTTGGCTACCTCAACAGAGGGCCTGCGCTCTCCCAACTCAATTGCGCTATACATCTGTTGAGTAATGCCTACTGCTTCTGCTATTTGTGTTTGAGTATATCCTTTTCTAAGCTCAATAAGCCATTTTCTCAATACATATCACCTTCCTTACAACTATTTGCACTTATAATACCTCTATTTGTTTTAATTATACAACTACCGTTAGTATTTGTCAACATTTTTTTAAAAAAATATATCGAAAAAAATAGGCATAGAAAAGAGCCTTACGGCTCTTCAATTTTTAGCTCCTCGGCCCGTCGCCGGATGAGGTACTCTATTTCCGCTGTCTGGCTCCGGTTTTCTTTTTTGGCAAGAAGCTCCAAAAGTCGCTTATCTCTCTCTGATAACATAATTGATGTTTTCTTTTTCATGGCTTACCATCCTTCCTCCGATAGCTATTATAATCCCGTCTCACTCTGCTAGTTTATCCGTGACGCTCTGCCCAAATCTCGCTCGCCCATTTAGTGTGGCTTGCAAGCGGTTTGTCTTCGTCGATGTCTGCGTCCTCTGCGTACAGGTCAACAATAATTTTTGTGTCCTCGTCCTCAGTTGGCGGATTGTCGCTGTCTATTTCGTACCAATCCCAGTCAATCTCTTTAAGGTCGCCCTCAGCGATATCAATAACTTCGTCACTGTAAACTTGGCCGTAACTCCATCCACTGCCTTCAACCCATCCTTTTAGTGTGATAACTTCTCTGACTTTTATCAATTTACTCATAATAATCCTCCTTTCTGCCCGGCCAGTGACCGGGCTGCGCATTACCGGGGATTTCTCCCCGTCACTCTGCCTCTTCTTCCAATTCGTCGTCCTCAAGCAGATACTTTTCTTCGTACAACTTCTTGAGCTCGGCAAATTTCTTTATGTCGAGCAGTTCTGTGTTCCCGCTCTTAAGTATTTCCTGTAGCGCCTGCTCGGGAGAGATTATCTCCGCCCAGTCCTTCTCTCCCTGCCAGTTGGTGCCATGGATCAGGACGTAGCGGCCATCCCGCAGCTTGGTGAGGCCTTTATGCCTACCAACCCCTCCGTTTGTCCAATTCCTGCCATCCCAGTAGTCCAGGTTCTGGTTGTAGCGCACCCTGGCGATAACGTCACCATCTTCGTACACGTTCACCCTATACTGTTTTTTTCCCATTGATAACAACTCCTTTCCGGCGGTAGGTCGCCACCCTTTTTTTTGTACTTTCTTTATATAAATATAAATTGATAATCTTTAAATCTATTTGTATTATTTATTACTATTTGTAAATTTTCAGGACAATTAGTTGTTGCTATGTTTGTTTTTTCATCATATTGGATTAAATCTGGTCTTAGTTTTACTAATTGACTAATTAAATATTGATCTCCTACAACCTCATATTGTCTATTATCCAGCTTTTTAACATCTTTAATAACTCCATTATTTTTATTCATAGTTTTATATATGTTAAAAACCTCCCGTTTTTTATTGTACTTTTATTATATCTTATTTTGTACCGTTTGTCAATACTTTTGGTACAAAATTTTTTTAAAATAGGACTAAAGTCCTATATAAAAATGGGCATAAAAAAAGAGCCCCTCTTTCGAGGGGCATGAGTAAATTTGAATCCCAAAAAAAAAGAGGGGCTCACTGCCCCTCGGTTACATATTTTTAAGCTCCCATACAGCAGCTTCAATCATGGCGTCAATAGCATCCATATCGACTTTGAGGTTGTATTTTGCCAGAAATTCCAGTACCCATTGTTTCTTTTCTTCTCCCCGTCCCTGTCCAACAAATATTTGTTCAGCTGCAGCAACTGCGATTTTGACCCACTGTTTAATCTCTTCCTGCTGTTCTGCGGTAGTTTTACTTTTAATCCAGGGGATTAATAAGCTAGTTATTAAGACACCTACAAGGGCAAATACCGCCTGCACAATAGGGGTTATATCATAAGTCATAAACTATTCCTCCAATTCTTTTTTTATTCCATATCTTTTTTGTAATTTGATTTCGTTTTCAGCCTTTGCCTTCCACGAGTAAAAACCTAAAGCAGTGGCTGCAGGTGCTAGAATTACTCCAGCCAATCCTGCAGCGTCGGTACGATCTAAAACAAGCCAACCGTAAATAATAATTCCTGTAAATATAAAACAGACTAACAGCACTACTGCTAATACAACCTTGCTAGTCTCTCTACGTCTACGCATTAGTAATACCACCTTGCCCTATATCCACGTGTGTCAACATGTACTATATTTTGTCCCCCCATACCAACACCATCATTCTTAAATAACTTATCGCAATACTTTTCTAACTCTCTAGGAGACATTCCATTAACACGGATATCTGCGGCCCTGCCATATAGATGTTGTGAGTTTTTAGCGCCACCTGAAGCCTTGTTGTGAGTCGGGCACCTATACCCAGAATTGATTATTATGGGCTTATTACCAATCTGTTTCCGGAGTTGTTCCAGCATTATTAGCAATCTTTTGTCTATTCCTCCAGCAGGCAATTTACCACAATGTTTGCACCTAAATTCTTTATCGCTAAAGTGTGTAATCTCCAGTGGACCTTCTAAGACAATACTAGTTTGATATCCTACAATTCCATCTACAGCAAGTCCATAATCTTTCTGTAGCTTGCAAACAGCAGTTTGCGTTTTCGCCCCGAATATTCCGTCTACTGTCCCACAATCATAACCTAACTGATTAAGCCTTTCTTGCAGTTTCTTAACATCTTCCCCGCGACTTCCCATTTTTAAAATTGCCATATTATCACCTCATCTTAAACTTTGGATATACCAAATAATAAAGCCCCCAAACGTGCCAATTATGGCCAGTATGAGGCCTTTAATCCAGCCTGTTAATTCGTCTAGCTTTCTACATAAATTTTTAATTTGGACCCTAAATTCAACATTGTCTTGTTCTATCCTATCTAATCTTCTGTCGTGTTCTTCTAGTTTTTTGTCGTGCTCAGCCACTTTTATTTTTATTATTTCATCATTCATACTACACCTCCAAATAGACATAAAAAATACACCCTGCTAGGTGTTAATCTCTGCTAAAATTTCTGTTTTTTCATCACTAGTTAAAGCCGGATATTCCTCCAATATATCTTCCGCAGTTTTTCCTTCTTCGCCAATTCGGCCTAAATTTAACTGCGTCATAGTATCACCTCCTACTCATAGCAGTACCACACCTGACCTGGTGTAGCTACTACGTCGTCTGTCCCCGTAACCGTAAAAATGAAGCCGTCTAACGTCTTTGTGACGTTGCCGTTTGCGCTCGCCGACATGCCAGGAGCGACTACTAAGACTGTCGGCCTAAAAACTCCCTCGACAAATGCGTAAGGGTAGGCAGTAAAACCAGCGGCACCCGCACGAGCGCTAAAAGAACCTTGCACAAAGACCCTGGAAGGCTCAAAATCAATCCCGGCAACAACCAACCGTATGGTTGTTGAATTTATTTGCTGGAAACTTGCAGAGCCTTGAGCAGTTCTTTTATAATTTGTGTTGATATATTCTATAGCATTGGCCATTTCTTGATAGCTACTTTCGATTGTAACCAAATCTTCTTTCATATTTATGGCATCAACCAACGCCCCCTTTTTTGTCTCAATCTCATCTAACAAATGTTCGATATTCCCCTCAATCCTGTTAAAATCATCCGCCGTGGGGGATTTAGGGTTGTTGACCCAATCCGTCTTAGGTGTTTGCCAGGCCATCTACATCACCTCAGCATATATTTGATATATTCTATATTTTTTTCTATCCGCTGAAAGTCGTACCTTGTAACCGCGTCGCTGTCCTCCCAGTCTGTCTTTGGCTGTTCCCAAGTCATAGTACCACCCCTCTATATTTTTCTGCCCGTCAGTCGGGCTTGCAAATAACCTTGCCAGGTCAGCTCCTGCCGTATTACATGATAATCTTTGCCCTTGACTGTCACACGGTCGCCAAGGAGCAACGCTGGATTACCCCGCCAGTCAACCTCTATGTCCCTTCGTGGTTCTTTGACGCTTGCAAGCAGACTATCAGCAATAGCCTGGGCCTGTTCCAAGGTCTGCACCAACGGGTTGGCAGGATACTCAAAGGTCAGCACACCATTTTCCAGGATGCTGTCCTCATCCCTTGCAATAGCTCGCTCTTTATTTTGTACCGTCAAAGGTTTGCCTTGTATAACAAGTGTAGCCTGTGCGTCCGTGGCATTGGTATTTTGGATTTTTATACTTGCTCCCCAGCCATAGTAAGTAGCATCCGTTACACTTACTCCAGCAAGCGGGTTGTCAAGGCTTGCGGATGCCTCGATGACAGGTGATTGATTGTAAAATACTGTAATAGTCTTTGTCGTACTTGCCGGTATCGTTACAGGTTCATTGCTCCGGTACACTTCCTCCGGTGTTGTGGCTGGTCTCAAAGGTTGCGTGTCAACGATAATCTCATTCGCCACCTGATCCTGCCTTGACGGCGCTCTCAACGGTGGGAAATAATCGTCCTCGGTGATTTCTAATACAGGTTCATCGCCTGTGATTATGAAACTCTCTATCTGTATCTTCCCGTCCCTGTTTTGGTAAGCTACAGCAAGACCGGCCTCTGCAATTCGCCTGAGAGCTTCCCGGTGACTCACCGGCGCAAACCAGGCATAGGGTACAATGATTGTTTGCAGGTCAGTGTCAATGATATACTGGTCCGGCGATATGCCTGCGTCCTGAAGCACAATCTCTGAAAGCTCGTGTAGGCTTTTGTTAACCAGAACCTGAGCTGTTTGGTAGGTGCTTTTCCGTAGCAGCTCCATGCGGTCCCGTGCTGTTACTGTAGCTTCAAGGCTGTCATCCGGGCTATCCCAGTCAAGACTCCAAAAAGTGCCCAGGGGCACCCATTCTTCCCCGGAACATGTTTCTGTGCCAAGCCATGCCTGGATTCTCCTATTCGGTTTGAGCAGATTCTTGAGTGGAGAGTATTCGTTGTCTATGTCGAACTTCTTGCTTTCATTGTTCAATGCCAAGGTGATCTCATTAGAACTGATATTCCCCATTGGCAGGCTGCTCTGACTGGCTTCTCGCTCTTCCAGCAGTCTCAAGCTCACAAGCTCGCCTGTCTCGTATACCTCGCGGATGCTGGTGAAAAACTCAATTATTTTGACCTGTCTTCCCTCATGGCTCCATTTTGTGATTTCGAGTTCTTGTTTGGCAACGTCAAGTACTTGCGGTTCAAGGACTTTACTCCAGTAAACACTATTATTGTCCGTTACTGTTTCAGTGCGCAGTAGGGTGCCATCCTGGGCATACAGCCTGACAACAAAGTCAACAGGATATTCCCCCCGCGCATTATCTCCCACTACTTTTATTTGCCGGGCCGGCCTTGGGAGATGTGTCACAGTCAGCTTCGGATAAGGAGAAGAAAAAGCCCCGCCAGTTCCGGCAAGCTGTCTGCCCCACCATCCAAATTGGCGCTGAGTAAGGCTATCCGGGGTCGGCGCAAGCTGATAGGTGCCGTTTAACTCCCATGAGCCATCCAAAGACGCCCATTTGCTCGGCACGATATCCACACTATCGGCGGTCTGCTGGGGATAAGATATGTTGGCTTGCTCATTAACCTCAATCTCAATCGACTGATCCATAAATGGGTCTGTATAATCTATTTCCACTCGTGCCAATACCTGCCGCCTATCGGCTTTCATTTTGTCGAGAAATTCTTGCGTTACTGGATACACCTATATCACCCCATTTATTACGGAAATAACAACGCTGCCACAGTTACGTCCTCAGTCGCTGAGTAGTCTACATATACCTGTCCTGCCCCGCCGTCAGTCTGATTGTATATGTCGGTTGCAAATGGGCCGATAAATTTCTGTTTTCCTGCCTCGATAAGGACTTCCCTGTCAGCCAGTTTCAGGCCCGCCCGGACATAACCGGAGAGGATTTTTACGGTTATTTCCTCGTCGCTGTCGTTGCAGACGTGGAGGATTACCCTGCCATTGTTCTCCACAGCGTGTCCTTCGGTTACCGCCGGTGAATATGACGCCGATAGTCCAGTATCGGCTAGTTGCTGCCTTGCTAAACTTGTTCTTGCCATATCAAATCACCTCACTGTTCTATAAATCCTATGCTTACCTCTTCCCAATACCTGACACCGTTTTTCGTGTGCCATAGGCTGGTTACAATATCGCCTGCATAGCAGGTCATTGTCTTGCTACCCCCTGTATCCGGGTATTCTAAACTAAAAAACGGCTTGTGTGCCGTTATAGTATCTATGATTGTCTGCAATTCGCTATCAGGCACCATCTTCCAAACCACGTCCACCCTGCGCTTTGTTGCAATCAACTCCATCATCATTTTTCCAGATGCCGCCCTATTGGATTTTGTTATGTCGAATCGGCCGACTTTAAGCTCCGAAGGTGTTTTTACCGTTACTCCTGCGATTTTTAGCATAATCTACACCCCCTGAGGCTGGATGATTAGGTTAAATCCTTGACGTTGCAATTCCCTGATTATTTCAGGCAAAGTTTCTCTTGCCACTTCTCTACTGTTCATTCTCACGACAAAGTCTCCGTGTTCCGTTCTTGTTGAAGCCTGTGCTATTCTTGAAAAGTTTACAAGTGTTCTATACATTGCCTGCTCTATTGCCTCAGCAGTTATACCGCCGCCTGCTGCAGGATTGTATTTCTTAGGCACTACAGCCTCGCCTTCGTGGAGATATGCAAACATATCCTGCGGAATATAGTTTGTGCCTGCTGCCAATTTAGGTATGAGCGGGATGCTTATGCCGAAACCTTTTCCTCCGATACCAGGAACCCAGTCCGGGATATCAAAATGCAACTTGTTTAAACCCTTTATCAGGGTATTTATTCCACCGATGATACTGTTTACAACTGATTTAATTCCACCCCAGATTCCGTCCCATATGCCGGTTATCTTGGTTTTCAGGCCGTTGAAAGTATCAACAAGTGGCCGTATAACATGGGTGTTAAACCAGCCCACAACCTTTCCCCAAATATCTTTTATGCCGTTCCATAGATCGGCAAAAAATTTCGCCACAGGCTGAATGATATTTTTGTCAAACCACCCTGCAACAACAGCCCATGTTTCCTTTATCCACTCCCAAGCTGATACGGCAGCGGCACTGACTTCATCCCAATGTTTAATAAGCAGCACAACAATGGCAATTACAGCGGCAATAGCAAGTACAACAAGCGTAATCGGGGACATCAAGAAGTTAAATGCGACTCCCAATGCCGTAGTAACAGCAGTTGCTGCTGTACATATTGCACTCCAAGCTGTTGTCGCTGCCGTTAATGCTACCTGTCCAGCTACTGCTGCCCATGCAGCTACTGTATTTGCTGCTTTGGCGGCTGTATTGGCTATCCATGCGCCCGTACTGGTCGCCAGAGAAGCTACACCCTTGGCAAGCGACACAATGAAATCCTTGGCATACAAGGCGATTATGGCAACTGTTTCGGCCTTGTCAGCTAGTTTTGCAGCTACATTGCTCCAAATCGCTGTAGTCATGAGTTTTATAGCTGTAACTACCCCACCAGCCATCTGAATAAAAGCCATCAATTCTGTGATCTTCCATGCTGCAAAAAAGGCGGCAACTGCTATGGTAATACCTTCAATTATAGATTTGTTATCTGACATCCAATTGCCAATATCCTTTAATGCATCACTTACAAAGTTTATTGAGTCAACAAAGGCCTGGCCGGTCCATGAAGCAATTGGCTGTAAGAAACTATCCCACAGCCACTGTCCAAGTGGTTGTAGTGCTTCCAGGATTGGATTGATTATCGTAAGTGATCCAGACAGTAAATCGAAGAATGCCGGCACAGCCTCTGCCATTATCCATGTACCAAACGGTACCAAAACATTATCATAAAACCATTTAAGTCCTTCGCCAATACTCGTAATTACCGGTTCTGCTGCTGTTTTTAGCCTATTGAAACCCTCTATGGCCGGGTCAAACAGGACGGCAAGTTTCTCAAGCATTTCCTGCATTTTTGTGAATGTCTCGGGTTCTCCTGCGTCCTCCATCTCAAACGGAGCCATGGCACCTGTTTCCGGCATTGCCAGCATGCCTCCTGCAGCAGTATCACTCATATCCTCCTGGAGCTGATGAACCTCGTCGAAGGTTTGCAGATTTTTCTTTGCCTTTTTTGCCGCGGCCTCTGTAGCGTCCCCTACGTCGCTCATTGCCCCCGCCTGTTCCTCCGTGCTCTGTACAAGTCCATCCGTGGTCTGCTTCGCCTTTTTGCCCATAACAGCATTAAGAATGCTGTAAAACTGCGATAGGAAGTCACGAACCTTTATAAGCATGGCATTTAGTCCACCAAACAGGTTTTGCGTCAGAGTACCAACGGTCATTCTCCAGATGTCTTTGATTGAGGATGTAACGCCCTGCCAGGTGTCCTCCATTGATGCCATCATGCCGCCGAAGCGTTTTGTCATGCCATTGGTCAACATTTCAACAGCTTTTGCACCAGGGACTAATCCTTTTGAAACCATATCTTGAAGTGCGGGAACCGTGGTACCCATCGCCTCTGCAAGCATCTCCCAAGCAGGTATTCCGGCTTCTGTAAGCTGGCGCATTTCCTCAGCTGAGAGCTTGCCCTTTGCCTGGATCTGCCCCAAAGCAAGGGTAATCCTATCAATTCCAACAGAGCCGGAACCAAGCGCCGCAGATGCATCACCAACAGCCCTCAGCGTAGGTAGCACTTCTTCTGCAGCAAATCCATAGGCAAGCATGCGTTTTGTAGCTTCAAGCAGTTCCGGGTATTCAAAAGGCGTCCTTACTGCAAAATCGGCCATGTCCTCAAGGAACTTCTGCGCTTTTTCCGCACTTCCAAGCATGGTTGCGAAACCAATCTGTGCAGTTTGGAGCATGGAATTGAAACTAATTGCCGTTCCTACTGTGGACTTAAAGCCCTTTTTTAAGGCTTCAAACATGCCCACTCCGATCGTCACGGAAAAAGCATTTTTGAATATATTGCCTATCTTGGTGCCAGCTTTATCAGCTTGTCTTTCGGCTTGTCTTAAACCTTTTTCATATTCTTTCGGGTCAACGCCCAGCT